GTCGGTCCCTCCGATGTTGCACAGGTTCGTACCGCTGCTGTACATGGAGTTGCCGTCGATGACGTTCAGCCAGTCGGGAACCGAGTCGGTCCCTGACGGGTCGTAGTTCATGGCCAGTCCGGTCTTGGCCCGGAACGTGTTTCCGATAATCCGATTACGTCTCGGTATTCCCGAAGGCGGCGCCGGGGTGATCCAATTGTCGACGTGTAACACCACTCCGGTCGATTTCGTGGCGATGAACGTGTTTCCGGCCACGACACTGTCGCAGCTTCCCGCCAGGTACAGGACGTCGGCCGCCGAACTCATCATGTTGTTGACAATAATCACGTCGTCGGCCTTGACGACGATCCCGTAGGCGGCCGTCGACACCGTTGAGAAAATCCGGTTGTTGGCGATCAGCGCCCCGTCGCATCCGATCCCGATGAAGATGATATGGTTCACCCCGGACGTGATGCAGGTGATCCGGTTACCGTTGATCACCGCCCGCTTCAGAGTGCTGGGGCATGGAGTAGTCTCTTCCTCGCCAAGCCCGATGACTTGGGATGAGTTATACAATACCGTGAATATGTTGTTGTTGATGAATATATTGTCGACGTAGGCCGGTGCCACGATGACCCGTCCGATAGTCCCGTTGTTCTCCTCGATGCTGATGGAATCGACGGCGGTGTCCGTGCCGGCCATGGAGTACACGATCTGGGTGCCCCCCAGGCTGTTCAGCGTGCATCCGCTGACGGTCACGGATGGAACCCCCCGGGCGGCGACACGCTTGATGTAAATGATTCCGGCGGCGGACGAGTAGGCGGTCGTGATCGTGCTGTCGGTCGCCGTGATCGTCCCGGCATACATGAGAACAGGGATCCCCGACGTCAGGGTGGCGCCGTCCAGGGCCACTCCTCCGGTAGTCGCTTTCTCCGATGCGTGCAGGATACCGTAAGCCGCTGAGTTCGATGCGTTGGTGAAGACGCTTCCCGTGCCGATGGTAAATATACCGGAGGCCGAATCGTACATCACCAGGCACGTCGCCGTGGTCGCGGGCGTGACGGTGACGTTCTCCAGGGTGACATTCCCGGCATACGAGTAGTAGATTATCCTAGAGGTGGAGGCCGTCGAGATCGTGACATCGGAGTCCCCGTATCCTACAATGGTGATCGGTACGGTCTGGGCGCCGGTGAGTGACAGATACCCAACGGCGGTTTCCGCGTAGGCCGTCTCGCTGCCCATGACGTAGATGGTGTGCGACGATCCGGCCGCCGCCTTGGCGATATCGAAGGCCTTTTTGATCGTCTGATACGGAGTCGATTCAGAACCGTCTCCGGTGGTGTCGCTTCCTGCCTGACTGACGTAATAGGTTCCCATGTCGTTACCCCGTATAGAAAACGCTGTTCACCGAGACGCGAAGGAATCGGGCCGAGGCGTCGTCGACCTCGTTGTTGGTGCACAACCCGTAGTAGTCGGGATCCAGTGCCTGGTCCTGAGCCACGGAGGCCGCGAGCCTCTCAAGGAATAGTGACCTGTGGACGTCCTGCTTGTCATCGAACCGCGTCTCGGCTACGGCCAGGCACGATTCGAGGATCGTCTCCGCATGGCGGACGCCGCCGTAGGTGTACTCGGTCCCGGTGTTGGCCAGCATGTCCGGGTTGACGCTGTACTTGTACCGGAACGTGTAGACGGCATCCGGGTACGGAAACAGGACCAGCTGCCACCGCTGCTCGGCCGAGGTGGCCAGCACCTTGGGCCGGACGGCGGCCAGGTACGGTCTGCCGCTCTGAAGCACGGTCTGCTCCAGGGCGCGAAGCTCGCCCTCGCCCGTGATCCGCAGAGGCCCGTACAGGATCGAATCGTTGTAGGTCAGTTCGCCCTCCAGGTACCCGAAGTCCGACGGGAGCGTATGGTATCTCTTGATCAGGGTGTATGTGTCTCCCGAAAACGCCGTAGACGGCGCGAAGGAGATGACCACGGTTTCATTGGTGTGGGATACGATGGGATAAGCGACCCCGTCGACAACCAGTTCGTAGTCGGTGTCGATGGTTCTGGATGTCCACGATGCGCCTGTCGCCGTCACCGTCGTACCAGAGGATGATACCGTTCCGGTGTCGTATGGCGCCACTGACGAAAATGATGTTGTCAGAGCGAGGAACGACCACTTGTGGACCCGCCCGTTGATCGGGGGCGGGAAGAAGAACTGGCGCAGACCGCTCTTGACGCAGCCATCAACATGGAGCTTTTGCGCAGCAGAAAGGGCGGGGGTGGTCCCGTCGTAGTCGTCGCCGTACCCGAGGTAGCGGCTGACCGCGTCCAGCAGGGCCATGTTGTCTATGCCGAGCGTACCCATATCATAAACCTCAACCCCAGGGGTGCCGGCAGGTCACCGGCAACCCCTGGAGGATAAGGGGGTGTCGTTATCGCAGCTGGGCCACCGCAACCCAGTCAATCTCCATCGTCGGCTGGTAGGTGCCGTGCGACTGGCAGACGTAGGATATCTGCATCGGAGCGGATGGAACGTAGGTCGATGTCGAGTACGTCCCGGTGTTGATCGTCGCGGTCAGGTCGCCGTCGACGTAGTATTTCAACACCACTTTTCCATCGGCGTTGGTTTCCGCTCGGAATCCGAGTTTGTACCACGTCGCGGTGGTCAGGGTCGAAGTATCCCCGGTGGTTTCGGCCGAGTGGTAAGTACACGGGGTCCAGACGGTCGAACCGTTGATGGACTTGAACCCGACGTACTCGGCGGCGGACATGGCATCAGTCGCGATGATGGTCGTGTCCGTCGATGCCAGACCAATGAAAAACTGCCCGTTGGCGGCAGTCACTTTCACCCGCGTCTCGAACCACAGCGTTTTCTGTGGAGCGCACCACTGGTCGCCGTACCACTGAAGCTGGGCGCCCTGCCTGGTCGTAGTCGATCCAGCATCCAGAAGGATCGTGCCGGAAGCGGCCGAGTTCCTGGTCAGAGTTCCGGCGGATGCCTGCGTCAGCAGGTATTCGGCGGCCGACGAACCTGTCACCTGCTCGGTGAAGTCGTTGAAGTAGTAATTGCCCTGACCGCAACTGGGAGCGTCAAGGAACGGGCAGTTCTGCCACACGTTGACACTGTGCAGTTCGGTCGGCATATCAGTCGTTCGTACCAACATATCTTTTCTCCTTATGAGAGTTCCTTACTTGGCCAGGACCGCAAGACCGCGCCGATTCGAGCAGAACAGGTTCCACATCAGGTCGACGTGCGATACCACGACGGTGTGCTGAAGCGGAGACTTCTCCGGCTTGCTCTCGCGCATGTAGAAGCCCTTGAAGACGTAGGGCACCAGCAGGCTCCAGTTGATCAGGTACAGCGGATCCTGCGTGTCGCTGTCCAGGTAGGGCACCCAGTTGATCGGCGTCCCGCGGAAGGTGATCTTCCCGTCCATCGAGGCGATGTCCCGGCCGAGGTTGTCGTTCTGGTCCTCGCCCACGGATTCCAGGCCGGACACGACGTCGTAGTTCGTGTAGATGGCGTAGCGGTTGCCGCCGCGCCCGCCGGACGGAACACTGGCCTCGCCCTCGATGGGGCTGCGGAAGTTGGTGTAGACATACGCCTTGCGCAGCTTGGTCACGAGGTCGGCCTTGGTGATGTTCGTGTAGTTCGCCTGGTAGTTGGCCCACCTCGGGTTGCTGGTGGCGCTGCACGTCAGGCCGGCGACCGTGGTGTGCCCGGTAGGCAGGTAGCCGGTGAACGTCCCGGTGACGCCCGCCGATGCTCCCGGCTTGACAACGTAGTAGCCGATGCCGAACGGGGTGATCTTGTCGGAGGAGGTCAACGGGCCGACGCCCCAGAAGTTCTCCTCGATCTTGGCCGCCAGACTGATAAAGGCGTCCATGCGCCGGACCTTGACCAGGTCGACGATCTGCTCCGGTCCGCCGTTGATGGCCTCCTCGGTGACGTCGAACGCGTAGTTGGTGGTCGTCCGCCGCCAGTCCACATCGAGGGTGGTCATGACGTCCTTGACGTTCACCTGGTCCTGCTCGAACACGCCGACGTGGCGGGCCGCGCCGCTGTGGTTGGTCAGGATGGTCCGCTTGATCGAGGTGCCGCTGGACACCTGAACGTTCTCTTTCTTGAAAATCCTGCTGAACGCATGATGCTCCTGAATGTCCGTGGCGAGTTCAGTGATGCTCTTCTGGTACTGCGCTCGCGTGGTGACAATCAGGTCGCTCAGTTGGCTGACTGAAAGTTGAGCCATTGTTGATAACTCCTATCGTGGCCGCGTCAATCCTCGGTGAATTCCTTGAGCTTCTCAGCCACGGCCTTGATGGCCCGCTCGTCGGCGCTGAGGTTGGTGTCGGCGCCTTTCTTCGGGACCGCCCGGCTGGTACTCATGGTCTTCCTCTTGTCGATGGACGCGGCGATGTTTTTACGGACTGCCTTTTCGATCTGGTCGCCGAGGACGGCACGCCTCGCGCGCTCGAACATCTCGTCCTTCGACGGCGGTCGCTGGCCGGACTGCTCGTAGGCGGTCCTGATGGCCTGCATCTGCACGGCGATGTCCGATCTGTTCCGGAACTGGGCACTGTTGCGGTCGATGGTGTTGAACGTCCCCTTGCCCAGGGACTCGGTCCACTCATCGCCCAGCGAGTTGAACTTCTCGTCCATCCACGATGTCTCGGAGGCCACGTCCTTTTCGATGAGGCGCAAGGCCACCTGGTTCAGCGAATGGCTGAGCGTGTTGATCCGCTCGTCGAGAAGCGACTCGAAGTGCCTGGAGATCGTGTCAAACTCGTTGACCAGATTGTCGTCGAAGTCCTTGTCCTTGTCCTTGAGTGAACACTTGTACCCGACGACCGGCTGTTTCGCTCCCTGCTGCCCGGCCTGCTGACCCGGAGCGCCTTGGGTCGACATGCGACTCTCCATGACATCCAGGGCCATCTCCAGAGCCTCACGGTTCGGAAACGCCCTGGCCTCGATCCGGCTGAGGCCGAGAGTCCTGGCACGCTGGAGGATCGGTTCGTCGAACACGGGCTGGGCCACGCTCGTGCCCGGAATACCTTTTTCAGGTTCGGCCGGAATCTTCTCGTCGGCCGCGCCCTCGCCTTCCGTGCCGGCCTCGTCGCCGGGTTGCGCACTGTCTGATTTCACTTCCGGTTCCGCTTCGGACGGGTGGAGTTCGTAACCGGCCTCGATGAAGTCCGGCTCACGCTCCACGCCGGTCGTGGTTTCGGTCGCCTGCGGTGTTTCCGTCGCGGTGGTTTCGGTTTCTGTTTCGCTCATTGCCCATACCCTCCTTGCGGGACCGGATCCCCGTAGCCCGCGTTTCGGTCGTAGAACCGGAATGCCTCGCAGAATCGCCTGCGGTGGTCGCGGTTCCTGAATATCACCCGCCCGTCCGGGGTGTAGTCCGTGGGGACTCCCCGGCGGGCCGCTTCCTTCTGCATGTGGTCGACCTGGTCCGGGTGGCAGCCGGCGGCATCGGAGTACAGCGGCCAGTTGCCCGGCGTGTTCCTGAATCCGCCCTGCTCCACGGAGAAGTCGCGCTCCGCGATAGACCCGTCGTCCAGAACGATGGTCCCGTCCTTCCGCTGGCGGCGCTCCTTCTCGGCGACGGACATGGCCAGTTCCACGATCTCCCCGCTCTTTTTCCGGTAGACGTAGGTCGGCATCACATTCCCCCCCCTCCGGCCATCGCCGGCTGCATCTGCGCCTGGTCCATCCGGCTGGCGCTGTTCATCATGGACTGGACCTGCTGGTCGGGTCCGCCTCGCGGGCGCCCGGACTGCTCGCTGATCCTGGTATTGACCGTCCGGCTGAACTTCGCCGGGGGCGTGCCCACCGGCTGCTGGTCCATGGGGTCCACCGGGCCGGTGAACTGGATGATGTCGTCCAGGTATTTCATGCCGGTGAGTTCGCTGACCGTCTTAAGAAGGCCCTGGATGTTCACCTGGGCGCCGGCCATCATCGGCGTGCCGACGAACGGGGCGATGAACTGCTGGAAGACCATGCTCAGCGTCTGCAACTGCTCGCTCGGACTCTTCTGCTGCATGGAGTAGGGGACGATCTCGATGTTGTAGTCGAGGAAGTCGCCCTCCTTGTCCTCGGCCGTGAACTTCATCGGGACGTCGATGTCGGTGTTCTCGACCCGGTAGACCAGAGGGATCTCGATCAGCGGGTCGTACCACAGGTACCAGGCCAGATCCTTGACCACTTCGGAGGTGAACTTGAACATCCGCGACTGCATCCCGGCCATTTTTTTCGAGGCGCTGGAACTGAGAAGCTGCTCCTGGCCGAGAGTGGTCGCCCCGATGCTGAGGCCCGCGAGCGTGTCCAGGTTTCCGCCCAAATAACTGAGCTTGTCGAGGACGTGCATGGCGAAGGCGAGGCTCGACTGGTCGATCCCGCCGTATTTCTGCTGCTGGAGGGCGCCGACCCCTCCGTCGAGCTTGATCATCTCCAGGTCGGTGGCCCCCTTGATCCGCTCGGCATCGCCGGCAGCGCCCGGAGGGACGCCGATGATCGTCTTCTGGGAAACGGCCTGCGAACGCATCTTGCGGTACAGGGCGTTCACCGTGTCGTTCAGGTCGAGGAGCGTGGACACCGGGGGCAGCGGCATGATCGAGCCGGGGACGTCCTCGAACCCGAGGATGTGGTACGGGCCGCTCTCCGGTCCCTCCCAGTCGGCGACGTACAACGGCTTGTCGCCGGTGTCCGGCATGGTGATGATGATCCCCTCCTGGGGCAGCCAGATGTCCCAGACCTCGCACTCGTCCTGGAACTCGCTGCCCGACGACAGGGTCCGCCCCCCGCGCCCGATGGACTCGACGCGCTCGTAGCCGTCGTCGTCCACGTCGCGCCGGGTGAGCGGCATCAGCTGGTCGGTGTTCTCGAAGAAGGGACAGTTCTTCGCGTACTCGATGGGCATCCGGTGCCGCGATCCGCAGAACTTGATCTGGTCCCAGCGGTTGGCCGTGGTGTCGTGGACCCAGTCGTCCAGGTCGATGGCGTCGGCGAACGGCTGGCCGATGTCGTGCCAGAACCCGTCGATCTCCACGCCCCGCGCCTGGTCGCGCGACAGGCCCACCTTCATGATCCCGACGCCGAACATGGCATCGAGGGCCACGCGCCGGAGACTGTCCTCGAACTGGATCTCGCGCAGCAGGTGGTTCATCGCCATGCTGAGCTTGTTGGCCATGGGCCGAAGACCCAGGTATCTCGTCGTGCAGGACACGCCCGGATTGCGGGCCACCAGCTCGCGGACGTAGATGGCCACGGCGACGTTGAGCATGTTCACCGGGATGCGCTTCTCGGACCCGTCGCCCCCGTAGTTCTTGCCGACGTACTGCTTGACCGCCTCGAAGCGTTTCTCGCGGTATCCGGCAAGATCCTGGCGGGCCTTGCGCATGGCGTTCTTGAGCTTGACGATGCTATACATCCCACGCGCCTCCCGTACCTGACTCGCGCTTGTAGCGCTCGAATCGCTCGTGGAAACAGAACGGTGTATGGTTCTCCCCGCTCTCCTCCTCGGTGACGCCCATCGGGTTGCGCTCCACCAGGACCAGGGCGCAGAGCGAATCGGAGATGACGCGGTCGCCGTGGTTCTCGCGGGCCTTGGTCGGATCCTCGTTGCTCAGCGCCCGGCAGTGGCAGGCGTGCCCGTTGGCGGCGACGATGTACTGGCGGCACTCGTCGACGGCCGGCTTGGATCGGTTCATGAACTGGCCGGATTTCAGTACCCTGGCGTAGTCGCCCAGGAGGGCGTCCTTGGTGTCGGTCGTCGCCCACCAGCCGGGGAAGGTGACCTTGTTGGGCCGGTTGCGGGACTGGATGGCCTCGTTCCTGCGGCACCAGACGTGACCGAACCCGAGGTTGGCGACCCGCTTGCCGAACAGTCGGCCGGGACCGTTCGCCTCCCAGATGAGCAGCGCGGTGTTGTCCTCGTCCCCGCCCATCCACCGGGCAATGGCCACGGCCAGCGTGGCGAACTCGTCCGGACTCATCGTGCTGGAGGAGAACTCCAGTACCTTCTCGCCGGTGGTCAGGTCAACGCCCGACAGGCACGAGCTTGACGCGCCGCGCCCGGTCTTGTCCGCCGTCCCGAAGGCGATGTCGGCGCCGATGACGTAGCTGCCCTCGGGCATGAGGCCGTCCGAGGTCAGCGTCGTCCACAGCTTCAGGTCGCCGCCCGGTTCGGCGACGAACCCGTCGTCCCATCCGGTGACCTTGTTGTAATCGAGGTGACCCTCCTGGTACGGAGGGCAGACGTCCTTGGCGATGATCCGGTCCAGCAGGGAGACGTCGAAGAAGGCCCGTGCGCTTCCCAGGAAGTCGATGTCCAGTTCCTGGGCGATCTCCATCATGCTCGCGGATCGCTTGCACTGGGCGTCGTACCACGGGGAGCGGAACTTGTTCGTCTCCTTGTCGTAGTACAGCCCGGCGCTCTTCTCCGGGTGCTTCGTCCAGTGAAGCCGCAGCTGCCGGAAGTCCTCGTTGTGGGCGATGTCGTAGGAAGCGTTCCCGCTCCCGTTGGGCGTGTAATTGAACAGCCGACACGTCGTCACGTCGCGGGTGCCCGTGAGGATCGACTGCTGGTTGTCCATCTTGGAGAACTCATCCAGCAGGATCGCGGTGCGGCGGTCGGCCACGCCGGCGAACTCGTTCGTACTCTCACCGTCAATCGTGGAGTTGTTCTCCAGGTTTCTCATGTGCAGCTTGGTGCGCTCGGTCTTCGGCTTCATCCAGCTCGGAAGCAGCGAGTGGACGAAGTCGATCTTGGTGAACAGGGCCTTGTGGTCCCCGCGCTTCTCGACCAGTTCCTCCTTGCGGCTGAGCATCAGGTAGGTTTCGTCGTCGTGGAACAGCCAGCGGTGGAAAAGGCAGACGAGGTTCATCCACGAGGCCCCCATGTCGCGGCTCTTGACCGTGACCAGGTCCATGCCTTCCTCGATGGATTCGTAGATCCGGCGTATGGCCTCGTCCTGAAACTCGTAGGTGATGAACGGAAGTTTCTTGCTTTTCCCCTTCTTCGCCCTCGGCTCCATCAGCCAGCAGAACGAATTGATCCAGAACAGCGGATCGCGGCGGCAGGCGATCCACATCTCGCGGGCACGCTCGTGGCTGCGCGCCGAATACGAGATCAACTCCTCGCGGAACAGCGTGTTCCCGAGGATGTCCTTCGGAACCAGCTTGTAAAAGTCATCTATCAATCAGTACTGAACCAGACCGACACTCCCCTGCATCCGGGTTGAGGTTCAATACCGGCGTCTCAAGACGCGAAAGCTTTTCTCCAGTAGTAATCCACCATGTCCAACTGCCAGGGCAAAGGCTCCCAGTACCATCTGATCTTGGTCTTCATGATGCTTCCGACAGCCGGATTCCTCTTGATCGGGATACCTGCGGCGACGAGCGTATTAATGACCCTCATGCACGTCCGACCATTCATGGCCATAGCATCGTGGGTCAGATCGCAGACCTCGTCCGCAAGCTCGGCCACCTTGTCGCCTACGAAATCCGTGGACATCGTGGCCATCAGGGCGATGATCTTCCTGTTCTTCAGCATCCGACGGAACGATGAACGACAGTTCGTGTATTCAACGATACCTTGATGCCGACGAACATCCCGGTATTCATAAAACCGATCTTTGGGCGATTTAAATGTCCGATTCGCATCGGCCATGCCGCTCTGCATCAACCTCATCCAACGTTCGGATCTAATCTCTTCGCTGACATCCCCCTTACGCCTCATCTCAATACTCCATTCCGTTTCCTGTCGATTCTCAATTCAAAACGACATCAACCAAGTCAGGATCCCGCTTCTCCCACTTCTCCTGGTTCTTCCGAATTCTGAAATCGTCACGGAAATCGAGATCAAATCTGTCCCAGTCCGACATGGACTTCCGGGCCGGATCTTCCAGATCCAGTTCCCCGTAGAGCCACCTGATCGAGCCCTCACTCATGACGCCCCACCAGTTCCTGAGACTTGCGAACCGACTCCAGATGGATGCGACGAACCTCCTGAAGCAACTCGATCAGCTTGCGGTCATCATCCCGGAACCGCGCCTCGGCCATCGCCTTCTCCTCCCCCTTGGCCACAAAGCCCATGTAGATCGTCAATGCCTTCGGATCGTTCTGGGCAATCGTCAACATCCCCCTGGCCATCGAACTGGGACACGGAAGCGGATCCCCCCCGATCCGCCTCACTACCCAGCGACAGGCATCAATGAAGTTCTCGTTGACCCCGTCAGAACCCCCTCCGGAAAACACCGCATCCAGGTCCAGCCCGGGAAGCGACTTCCTCTTGACCTTCGTCCCCTTCGGACGACCGGGAGGACGCTTCGCCTTGGCAGGCTCATTGCTGAACTTCGCAACCAAATCTTCAATCGAGGAAACCTCAACCCGCTCCCCGGAACTCCGGATCCTTCGCAGGGCCTCAGCAGTCAACGACTTGTACTTGACCACCAAATAGCTGCGACTTAAATCCGAAGACGCAAAAGCGTCTGCCAGCCTTGGATCAATCTCCCCGGCTATGGCAAGCATCCGCTGATACTTTGTCTCGATATCAGTCATCTTCCAATAAAGTATACATGAACAATTAGTACAAATGTCAGGTTTTTATTGCCAATACAGTTGACAGATCATATAAGTCGTTATTCCAGCTACAGATACGTCCATTAAAATAATCATGGATTTCTGCGGAATAGTACCCAATTGTGGGGAAATGGCAAAACATACGTTTCACCAAGACGTAAAGACCTTAATCAGTCAAATAGCCGTCAAATGACGTAAGTGCCGTACCAGACTACAGTTGAATGATGATTATACGTCCAAAATCAGGAATTGAGGGAGAGGAGATAACCATATTCCAGAAGCCGGGGGCACCACCCTTGCCGGTTCGGTTTTCCGAGTCCGCATGGGTCCCATAATGTTCGACCTCTTGCTTGACCTGCAAGAGGCCTAGCAATCTAAGTCGTTGACTATGCTCGAGTTATGCACGCGCAGGCCCATTAACTGTGTCGTCGCGACACAGATAGACGTAGAGGTCGACCTGTCCCTGTTTGTTGACTGAGTGCTGATTGGTTCAAATGAACCACCTGGCTGCCCGCAGCCACATCTTACCTAGATTGCCATTGCTACCCCACGCGCAAGTTAGTGACCACTAACATACGATCGTAAGGATCAGATCGAGTGATACACATGTCTTGTGTATCATGTGTATATTACTTACTAGATGTTATTATTATCTACTTGGTATAGTATGCTTGATATAGATATATATTCATAGATATATATTAATACATACATACATACCCTATCCCCCCCTATAGTCCCCCCCTTCCCCTTATATTGCCTGTCTTAACTTGTGCAGATATTTCATGAAATTCTATGACGCAAATTTGCTTTTCGTCGAAACAAGAAGTACACTTGATTAGGTCGATTATAGTTTTCGGCCGATCCGTTGGAACTAGGGGTTACACCCCGTTGTTACTAGGAGCATCTCAATGAATTCTATATCGAAAATTCCACGACGACGCAAGGGGGATAATTACAATGGGTGGAAAAACCATGCAACTTGGTGCGTCGACTTTCACCTAAGCAACGATCAGTTGCTATACAACGAATTGCGAGAGCTGGTGTCCAAGGCAATGCGCGCTGAGGCCACCGAAACGTGGACTAAGGAGGAACACATCAGATTTTCCCTGGCCGACGATCTCAAAGAATTGGTCAATGGTCTTTGCAACGAAGCTATATATGGCAACGATCGTCACTTGTCCGATCCTGTAAAATACATGGCCTGGGACTTGCTTTCTGGCTACCTAGAGGAAGTCGATTGGGACGAGATTGCAAGCGCATGGATTGAGGCAGAAGCGGGAGGGGAATTATGAAATCCAATAATATAAAAATGTATTATCGCTTGAATCTCACTAAAGATACAGGCCCTGTCCGCCATCTTCAGATCCCTGCGCGGAGCCTGCGAGAGGCTATGGTCGCGCTGTACTCAGTCATGTATTTGGGGATCTACTCCAGAGGATATGTCGAATTCACGACTGATAATGACACAGGCTGGAACAGAGTCAGTTGAACGACTATCGTTTGGGCGGTGCCCGGGGCGTTCTCGGGCTGGTGAGGTAAAAAAACAGCCTCCTGATTTAACAGCGGGAGAATTTAACAGGAGGGAATGCTGATGTGGCTACCCGAAGGATGGTGGATCATCACCGAAAAATCGACCGACGGCACTCGGTTTACTGCTGGCGCGAAAGGATTGCCCGAAATTGAATCCTCAGCGAAATTTCGCTCAGACCGTGACGCCACTGGTGTAGCACGAAAGGCTTTGAGATCAATGGCTTACGAAAACCAAGATTCCGGTTGGTCGAAATTTCGCTGTCACGCCAGGCTGCCGGGCCAGTTGAAAGCCTTCTGCGGGGCCCGTATCGAAAATGGCCTGTCCTTCAGTCTTAAAGACGGTAGAAAGACATACAAGGTAGTTTACCGCAATAGCATGAAGGTATTTGAGTTTTTTAAAGAAAGCGAAATATAGGAGGTGCGGTGATGACGGCATACAGGGGTGAAGACATGATTGGTGACAATGGTTATGGGACAACGGAACACGCCTTAAAATCGGCCCATGATGCTTTGTGGGCAATCGCCAATATGCAAATTACTGAAAACACTGACAAAGGCGAAGTGCTTGCACTTTGCATGTCAATCGCTCGCCTTGAGTTAGAAAAATGTTCAACGGCTGGAAAATAACCAACATTCTCGACGTGGGTCTGTGCGAACTGGACACAGCCGACGGGCCCTACAACAAGACCGGATACCGACTTGAGCATCGAGAGGACGGATTTGCAATCACGGTCGGCCTGATGGAACACATCACAGGTTGGTCAGTTTGGGAGGTCCTCGGCTGGCTTAACGAAAAACAAGCGATACCAAGGAGATACGACAATGCGAGAAGGCAATGAAGACAACAAGCCTCATTTGTGCGTGCCGACGTTGGACGGCAATGCTCACGTAATTCCAACGGAAGTGTTTGACAAGATCATTTCTGGTGAGATGAAGATCACCGACATGGATGATTGGGAAATCATCACTCGGACAGCCTTTTCGGAATGGCTGCGAGGATTGGAAACGGCAGCAAAAACACGAGTTTACAAGGCTGCCGTTGATCACATCGCGGATACGATGGCTGCCGGGGCATGGCAAGACGGGCCCGCTCCGAAAGACGGCTCTTGGATTTTGGGACTCTTCTACGGACTACCTTATGTTGTCTGTTATGACTCATGGGAGATTAGTGAAGAAGGCGGTCCAAAAGAGACAGAAGAAGGATGGTGCTTAGCTGGACAAGATATGCATCCAATGGATCAAGACGAGCCCGAAAAGTGGGCCCGAATCATCCACCCAAACCGACACATGCCGGCGTCATGGGACGGGCCCGGAGACTAACGTTAGGAAATGTACATTTGGGATAGCAGAAGACTGGCGAGCTATCCCTTAACGGCCGTTCGGTTTACGGCGCGAGCAAAGTGTTAAGCCGCCTTTAGCGGCAGAAAGAGGAGATTAAAATGGATATCGTCGGATTCTCAATAACTAACGATTCTTCGCACCCGTCTATCGTGGTAGTCGACCTCGATCACCCGGACTCGGAGCGTGCCGTTGAAGATATCTTGGGGTCCGGGGGTCCCTACGGGGGATTCCGCGATTCTAGGTTGAGCGAGCCTGTAAAAGGCGCAGAATTGAAGAGGTTGATTAAGGAATCTGAGCAATCAGATGAATGGTCCGTGTTTTACGGGCCGGGAGTTGAAATTAATTCTTGACGACCGTCAAAGGATGGCTCGCCGCAGACTGGCGAGCTATCCCTTAACGGCCGTTCGGTTTACGGCGCGAGCAAAGTGTTAAGCCGCCTTTAGCGGCAGAAAGAGGAGATTAAAATGTCGTACATGGAAACATTAAAGTCGGTGCCAGTGTCCGGCGGGAATGTGTATTTAGACTGGAATGGAGGAGAATTCCGCGCTTATTTTTTTACCGAAGTTGAAGGTGAAGAATTCAATCAGTATGAAGCTCAGCATGGCGACGAAGGATTTTCCATGTGGTGCGCCAACCATGGAGAGCGCGCAACGTTCGCACAAATAGAGCAAGCGATAGATCGGATAGCTGAGCATGGCTTCATCGGGTCGGGGTGGGAAGATGCTTTGGAAGCGGCGCGAGAGGAGGTATAACAAGTGAGCAAACGGTCTTACATTTTCATCCCGGATGTGCTGCGCGGGCTGCTTGATCTGCACATCAGCGATTCGCCAAGTAATCGGGTCTGCGCGATCCTGGACAGATATGAAGTTTTGCTGCGCGGACAACAACCCAGTTTTGCGCGGTATGAGTGGATGCTCATCCTGGCGGCTTGCAATGGCTGGGCCACCTGGGCCGAGGCCGGCGAGTCGCTGATGATCGGATTGGCCGTCGAAGTGGCCGATCACGTCAGGATGAACAGGGGGCACGAGCAGTGGGATCTCACCGAGGAGC